ATGCCGCCAACATAAAGACCGTGGCAAGCTGTTGTGGACATGGAAAGATGGATGGTCGCATTTCCTTAGAAGACAAAAGAGAGCTAATCATAAGGAACGTAAAACAATGAGATCAGGCAGGATGGACAAAATAATAACGCTGTACGAAAAGATTACAACGGAAAACGCCTTCGGTGAGGAAATAGTTACATGGATTGAGCTTGTCAAAGTCGGTTCTGAGATAGCCACGGGAACCCTGACAGCGGGCGTTCTTTACCAGGTCACAGCCACGGAAGAGGGTCATTTCGGTACAGGGGTTGTAATTTATGACACCTTCACGGCGGCTGGAGATGAGACTTGCGATGCCTCGAATAAGGTAAAGCCTGTTACTCTCCCTGCGACTGTGTGGGCTGAAAGATTAGAACTCCGGGGAAACGAAAGATGGAGTGCTCAACAGATTGTTGCGTCCATGGTTTGTAAATATCACATCCGGTATAGGGATGACGTAACAGCTCAATGTATGGTGATTGACGACGCTGGGCGGGAATATGACATACAGCCGCCATTAGAATTGGGACGGCGCGAGGGATTAGAGCTCATTTGCAGTGCGAGGAGTGATAGCTGATGGGAATAAGAGGAAATATAAAAGCATGGGGTGGGCCGGACTCGAACCGGCAGCCTCCTCTTGCGAGGTGCTCTACCATAGAAATCATGAGTTCCTCTCTCGCGTCACGGAACCCATATTATGAGCTACTCACCCCGTCAAGAATAATAGCAAGGATTGTTTAGAAAGTAAAGGAAAAATATGGCAACTCCAGCTTTTAAATTTGAAATTCATGGCCTCAAAGAAACAATGGATGCGCTTGAGCAGCTTCCGACTTTGAGCATGAAGCGTACAGTCGTTAGGAATGCGCTGAAAAAGGCGGCTTTACCTGTAATGACAGATGCGAAGGCGAACGCGCGGGGTATTAAGAGTTATGTGCATGAGGGAACACACAGAAACGTGGGTGATGAAATAGCAAAATCAATCAAGACGGGACGATCCATCAAAAAATCTCAGAGGAGATCATCAAGAGATAAATCAGCCGTGACCATGTATGTCGGTTCAAGTCATCCACTCGCTCATCTTTTTGAATTTGGAACTGCTGAACGATACACAAAATCAGGGGCTTACCGGGGGTACATAAGTTGTTACATAAGAAGGCTCTCAAGGGAACGCTAACAAAAGGACAAATGAAAGGTCTATCGAGATGATTGAATCAGCAATCAGATATATATTAGTCAACGATGCGACCGTGAAGGCGATTACGACTCGCTGTTACCCGGTGACAATACCCCAGTCACCTACATATCCCTTAATTCTCTATACCAAAATATCAGGGGATCGGGACCACACTTTACGGGGGGCCTCGGGGCATGCACATCCCCGGTTTCAGATTGAAGCATGGGCCGATACATACACGGGGGCAAAGACTTTGGCAGATGCAATCAGGAACGCTTTAGACGATTACACAGGGACGGTGACAGGGACTGTTATAGGCTCCTGCCTGATAGATTCAGAGCGGGACATGTACGAAAGCGAGATTGAGGTTTACCGGGTCATCTCCGATTGGTTCATTTGGCATGAAGAGTAGAATATTATGCACGAGATTGACTTGTTCCTCCGCAAACCCTTGATATCAGCGTGTTTCCGGGGGGCGATAAAAGAGAAACTTGAAAATTCTAAGGAAAAAAAGAGGCTGGACTTAAAAAAACCGTAGAAAATCGGAAAATGAGTTTTTAAGAAAAAACAGTGATTTTTTGAGTGTAAAATGAAAAAACAGACAGGGTACCAAAAAACAAGTTTTGACTCAAAAATAAAGTGTAAAATCGAAAAAGAGGGAGGGTTCGAAAAAAAGCAGTTGGACTCATTTTTTCAGCAAAAAAACGAGAAAAGTCGTTTTTCAAAAACGTAGCGATTTTTTGAGGCTGGACTCATTTTTTCAGCAGAAAATGGAAAAAGGGGTTTTTGAAAAAAAAGGTGAGATTTTCAAGTGTAAACTCTTTTTTTCTTACCTACTCGAAAAAAGGAAAATGGAGCAAGAAAACCTGAGTAAAACTAAAAAACGGGTAGGGTGCAAAAAAACAAAATGGAGACAAAAAAAAGCAAAAAAACTGAAAAACTCGAAAATTAAAAATCTAAGCGAAAAAAAAGTCTGGAGATGAAAAATCGTTAGAAAAACAGAGAACACAAGAAACACGCCCCCGGAAACTCAATAACCACGGGGGTTACAGAGCACTATTAAAAATAAAAGAGTGGAGGAGGAAATGAATCATGGCAGTAGATATGTTAGAATCACAGGGTACTAAATTAGAGATGTCAGGGGCTGCGTCGGGTACACCGATCACCGAAATGACAGCAACGGTCGGATATCCGACACTATTAACTTCGGCGGCTCATGGTCTGTCAAATGGGGATGTTGGTACGTTATCCGCTTTTGCTGGCGATTCAGCAGCCCTCATGAACGGTGAAAAGGTGGTTGTCAAATATGTCACGGACGACACGTTTTCCGTTGATATTGATACTACCGGGGGGACGCTAACAGCGGCAAATGGGACGATTACCCCGGATACATACACGGAGATTTGCTCAATTTTAGACTGGGATCTTCCGGGCGATACCCACAACATGATCGACTTTACCGCGCTGGGGTCAACGAGGGCCGAAGAGAAGCCTGGTATTCCACGCGGCGGGGCTGTGACCTTCTCAGTCAACTGGACTTCTGCTGATTCTGGGCTTCTGGCCGCTGAGGTTGCGAGAGCGGCAAAGTCCCTCAGAACCTTCAAGTTGACTTATTCCGATGATGCTGTTCATACCTTTACCGGGTACGTAATCGGCATAAACGATTCCGGCGGCGGAGACGACAAGGTGAATGGTTCGATCACGATCCAGAGAGTGGGGGCGCTGGGCTTAACATGATAACAGGCATGAAGGTTATTAAAATCAACGGGAAGTCGTACTATCTCCGCTACTCATGGGCGGTACTCGCGGAAGTATCGGAGAAGTACGGCGATTCTCCTAATTTATTTGATCCTGAAACTGTGGCCTTTGTGGGATCCGCTGGGTTGCGTAAAAAACACCCCGAAATGACCCCTGAGAAGATCATGGAGTTATCACCCCCGTTGATACCCTTTGCAAACGATGNCAACAGGCTTTGCAGTGGGCGTATTTTGGCGATAAAGGCGTGCCGGAAGACGAGGATGTAAAAAAAAAGCAGAACCCGACTGGATGGATCAGGCGTATAAAAATGCGGTTGTTGCGGGTATTTCACCGGTAGAATTTTGGGAATTGACTCCGTACCAGACCCGTATTGCGATGGAAGCCACTCTTGAAAGGTCTGATAAACAGGCTTGGATGATAGCGGCATTTACAAGAGCAAAGAAACTACCGAGATTCGAGAAGTTGAGTCGCGGCAAGAAGAAGCCGAAGGACGGATTATTACTCAAGAAACAGCTTGAGGCAACAGCCGTAAAGGAAACGAGGTAAAATTATGGCCGTCCCGATTGGAGCATTGAGGGCAGAACTAAGCGCTGGTCACGCTCAGTTCTCTGCTGACATGAAGAAGGCGAAGAATGCGGTGCAGATCAATGCCTCAAAAATGTCCAGGGCAATGCATACCGTAGGTGATAAGTTCAAACGTGCCGTCAAAGCCATGACCTCCTTCCGCGGTATTATGACCGGGGCCGCTATGGTTGCCGGGATGCTTTATGCTATCAAAAAGAACCTCGAATACGCCGACACCATCGCCAAGACCGCAGATAAAATAGGAATTACAACCGAAGCCCTACAGCGATATCGGTATATTGCTGATAGATCTGGAGTAGCTACCGACAAGCTGGATAAGGCATTTGCCAAGTTCTCTGTCGGGATTGGAGATCTCCGGGCGGGAACCGGTACTCTCTATACCATCCTGAACAAAAATAACAAGGCCCTTATGGGGCAACTGGTAGCCGCCGACAATACCACCGAAGCCCTTGATATCTATTTTAAGGCCCTCGAGGACATTACGAATCAAAACGACCGTGCGTCTTTGGCCGCTGCCGCCTTCGGGGTAAAAGCCGGGGTCGGGATGACTCTCATGGTCGATAACATCGACACACTGACAAAGCGCTTTAAAAGGCTTGGGGTTGAGATAGATGAGAAATTACTTCGAGGAGCAGAGGAAGCAAAAGACAATATAGATGATTTGCAGGTAGTTATAAAGACCTCTCTTGCCAGTGCGCTTGTCGCTATTGCTCCGGGACTTGGACAGGTCGCCGCAGATATGGCTATGTGGGTGGCAAACAATAAAGATTTTGTCACTCAAGATATCCCTGGCAAAATAAATGATATGGCAAAAAGTGTTCGTGATTTTACATCCTCGACAGAATACAAACTAATCACAGAATATTGGGAGCTTGCGGCAGGCGCGGCCCTTGGTTTTAAACTTGGAATAAAGGGCGGGGTAAAAGGGGGTATTGCCGGGGCCGTTTTGGGGGCGGGCGCTGCTGGCTGGCTAAAGGTGTATTCTGACATTAGAGACATGATCGGTGAGGCCAGCGATGAGGCTACTACCTATGAGCAAATCCAAAAAGCCATAGAAGATAGAACAAAAGAAATAAGGGCATTACAGAGAAGCATTACCCCTACAACTCCGGTAATAGCCACAAGGGAATATCAAAGGCGGATTGAAAACCTAAGGCTTGAGCTTGTAAAGTTGATTGCTGCTAAAGAAAAACTGGAGCAAAAACCCGTCGAAGAAAAAGCGGCCCCCACGGTAACGCCACCTTCATCGGTGGACGATGACGCTCCGATTAATACCGTAACAACCGCCATCCAAAAGCAGATTGATGCCCTCAAACAACAGCGCGATACTTTCGGGATGGTCTCAAATGAAGTCACCTTATACCACATGAAGATGCAGGGTGCGACTGAGGCGCAACTCAAACAGGCGGAGGCAATACTTGATACGATAGACACAATGAAAGCCTATGCCGCAACCGATGAAGCTATAATTGACATGATGGCCGATATAGACGAGGGAACGAAAGCCTCCATCAAGAGCCTTGAAGACCTGGCCGATAAGACAGAGGAAAAATCCAATATAATGGAACAGGCCTTCGCTGGTTGGGGTAACTCCTTCTCTTCGACTCTTAATGACATGCTGTGGGGGTCAGAGACAACCTTTGAAGCCATTGCGGAATCGTTCGCAAAAATGGTCACTCAGATGATGATCCAGAAATACCTTATAGAGAAGATGTTTGGAGGAGGAGGTGGGAGTGGCTGGTTTGGGATCTCATTGAAAGCGATTAGTGGGATTGCTGGAGGGGGTATGGCTGGCCCGGCTCATATTGGCGCAGGAGGAACCACTGCCTTCGGTATGGCCCAAGGTGGTGTTTTAGAAAGGGGCAATCTTCTTCCCTTCGCCAAAGGTGGGATAGTTTCATTACCGACAGTCTTTCCGATGGCCCAAGGCGCCGGTCTGATGGGTGAGGCTGGCCCGGAGGCGGTAATGCCTCTGAAGCGCACAAGTTCAGGCGACCTTGGTGTTGTCTCCAACAATGGAGGGGGGACAACGATAATCATCAATGCGATTGATTCAAAATCCTTTGCCGAAGTGGTCAAGAGGAATCCGGGATCAATCGTGACCGTAATAAATGATGCTCTGGAAAATCGAACAGGGCTCTTGGATACGATTAGAGGTACAGTATAATGGCTGCTTTTCCTGAAATAGATACCCAATCCTTAACCGTCGAACCGGAATTCAACACGCTAATCAGTCAATTCGATGGTGGTGGCGAGCAGCGAAGAAGCAAACAGATGTACCCGAAATATAACGTTACGTTGTCGTATGAAAAATTAGAAGTTGCAGACGCCCGGACGCTGTGGGAGTTTTACTTAGCTCGTAATGGAGCGCAGGAGGCTTTTTATATATACGACTTTGCCCTTTTCCTTGAACATAAATTCAACCACAAAGGACAATATTGCGGAACGGGAGATGGGACTACTAAAATATTCGATATTCCCGGGAGGACGACTACATCGCATACTATCTATTCGGATGGTGTGGATGTGACGACAAGTACGTCTATCTTGGTCGGTGGGGGGAATTCGGACAGCGACAGGGTCGAGTATAACACGGCACCGGGGGAGGGGGTAATTATTACAGCTGATTTTACTGGATATTTGAGGATACGAGCGAGATTCGCAGAAGACAAATTACCACGGGAAACATTTATTGAACAGATTTATTCTTACGGGATAAAACTGAAAGGACTTTCACCTCAATAGGGGAATTATGAGAGACTTATCTTCATTCATAGAAGCTGCTTTAGCTGCCGAAGAGGGCAAGATGTTCTGGTTTTTGGAGTTGGATTTCAATACAACACTCCGATATACGGACTGCGATGTCGATTTGTGGGGCGTTGAAAACTATTTAAGGCTGACAACAGAAGCTGGGGATTGGCTCGTAACGGAAAGCGGGGATCAGTTAATACTTGAGCAGGGTTATGAAAGCAACAAGTTTGAAACAATGCCCTTCTCAATTTCAGCGGTAAACTACAGTGCGAAGTCCTCCGTTGATAAGGTTGAAATTGAAATAGGAAATGTTGATTTGCAGATGTCCGCTGTATTTCTGAATGAGGATATCATGAATAAATGGGGAACGCTGAAAGTGGGCTTTTTCGATTCTAATAATCAAATTATAGACCAGACATTCAAAATCTTTGAGGGCTTGGTGTCAACGTGGAAACTGACAG